GCGTCGGATGGACCGGGTAACAGGCCAGGCACGCTACACCAAGTCTCTCGGCGGTGGACGGCTGGTGGAATTCACGGACCCCAACGGCTTCACCGCGCTCTACCGCAAGGGCGCATGGTTCTATCAGAAGTTCCACACAGAGCAAGAGGCCCGCGACTCTATGGCTCGGTGGATTGGGCCATGCGAGGATTACCGCCACGGCCAAACGACTTCGTTTCAGATGTTTGCGCGAAAAAATGTCACACTCAACCCGGAATGTGCGCTAGAGTCATTGCGACGTGAATTCAATCTACCCTGGCCGAACGGCAAGAGCGTTGGCAAGGGCGCTGAAATCGTAGAGGCGTACCAGCGCGCCTTGGAACTGGAAAGGGTCACTGCATGATTATCCGAGCCATTGGCACAAGCCGGCAGATCGAATCGTTCAAGTACCTGTGGGCAAAGTATGTCCAGGGCTTTCGCCAACACGAGCATTGCGCCCGCTGCCTGATAGGCGACTTCTCCAAGATCGTGAAGCCCACCATGGGGCCGGGTGAGCATTTCCTTGACGCCAAGACGAGCGGTTGGGACTTCTTCTATCTGTGCGGGGTGACCAAAAGCTGGCACCATAACCTGCATCTCGTTTGCCGCCCCGCCCCCGGCTCCATTGCGCGGGTGACAGCCTACAACGGGGCAATCTTCGAGATTCCCGACTTTGAAGCCATCCCAATCCAGCCGCTACCTGTCGGGTTTCGCGGGATGAACGGCTACTTTACCACTTGCCGCAACTGGCAATTCGGGCTACAGCAGTACTCGCCCATGACCGAGGAGGAGTCCAATGCCTACCAACGGCACCAGCTATCTCATTGACGCTTTCCGCCCTATGTCGAAAGAGCAGAAGGGCAAGCTGTTGGCAAGGGTCACCCGCGACATCCGATTCCGCAAGCGGGTCAACGCAGAGCGCCAGCGGAAGGCCGAACGCGTAAAGGAGGCGAACGGTGGACCTCACCAGACAGAAAGCCGGTAAGAAGCGCATCCGCAACCGGGCGCTCGTTCAACAGGCGCTCAACCTCCGCACCGCTGGCGCCAGCTACGATGCCATCGGCAAGAGCCTAAGACTGTCGAAGACGCGGGCTTACGAGCTCGTCATGGACGGCCTGGCCGAGTTGGAAGAGAAGGTCAAGGATAGCGCGATCAACGTCCGAACCCTTGAGGTTCAACGGCTGGACGCTATCATCCTCTCGCATTGGCCGACGCGCCATCTTTGGAAGAGTGCCGAGATTCTGATTCGGGTCATGGAGCGTCGAGCGAAGCTGCTTGGTTTGGACGCGCCCATCAAGACGGCACAGACTACGCCCGACGGCGAAGCCTTGCCGCCAGCCCTTGACCTGTCCAAACTTACAGACGAGCAACTGGCGGCGCTGGATGCAATCTATGCCGCTGGTGCGCCGCAACCCAGTACGACCCTTGAGGAGGTCTAGCCATGCAGTACATGAAGTGCAAGTGCGGGAAGAGTGAGTGCTGGACCTCGATGGGGCACCCGTCCTGTGACGTGTGCGAGGATTGCGGCTCAACACTCGGCTATGGGCCGAACAGCCACCCCGAGCAGACGCCGCATGAGGTCTACGCCGCACTGGATCATGGCGCTATCCGCGCAACCTGCTGCCGATGCCACAAAGAGCGGCCATTGTCTGAGGCTAAGAATCTCGACAAGCTACGGGCTGAACTTTCGGCATATCAAGCGTACTTGGCTGAGGTGTAACTATGTCCATAGACTGGCTTTTCAATACGTTACGGCGGGGCTGCTTTCATGCGTGGCGGCCCGTCGTGTACTACGGGGAGCCAGCCCATGAGTGCCCAAGGTGCCAATGCGTTGAGCAACTTACAAAGCGCCAGTTTGCCCGGCTGTACCCGAAACACGTCAAAGCGATGTATACCGAGCGCCGGCGATTCACTCGGCAGTACAACGTGGCGGCCTAATGGACCTCATCCCCTATGAGGCCATCAAAGCGGAGATGGCCCGCCGTCGGTTGTCAGAGTTCGTTCGGCAAGCATGGCCGATCATCGAACCCTCGACGCCGCTGGTCTGGAATTGGCACCTAGACGTTATCTGTGACCACGTCCAAGCCCTCGTAGAAGGCCGTCTCGCCCATCGCAACCTGATAATCAACGTTCCGCCCGGCTCCATGAAGTCTACAATCCTGTCGGTCTGCTTGCCGCCTTGGATCTGGCTGCAGAAGCCGAGCGAGGCGAACGATCTCGGGCCGGCATGGCGCGGAACGTTCGCATCGGGTAACGGCGAGGTTGCCATCCGTGACAGCATCAAGTGTCGCGACATCCTCGACTCGGCGTGGTACAGACGCGCTTTCGCGCCAGCATGGTCATTCAGCCGTGACCAAAACGCCAAGGGCCACTACAAGAACAGCGACACAGGCTTTCGCCGGGCGATCTCCGCCGGCTCACGCATCACCGGAACGCGGTCACACGCGATCATCGTTGACGATCCGAACGATGCGGCCGAGGCTTACAGCAAATCAGAGCGCGACTCGATCATCAACTGGTGGGACAATGCCGCCGCAAACCGCCTTGCCAACATGACGACGGGCGTTCGCTGCATCATTCAACAGCGGTTGCATGAAGAAGACTTGACCGGCCACATCCTGGCCACCGACGCGGAAGAGTGGGAAGTACTCATAATCCGTGAGGAATACGAACACCCCAAGCCGACAGACCCGGATTACAAGCCGACGTCGCTCGGCTGGTCTGACCCGCGCACGGTAGAGGGTGAGCTTTTCTTTCCGGCGCGCTTCCCGCCCAACGTACTCGCATCGGAGCGCCGCCGCCTGGGCTCAGCCGGATACGCGGGCCAGCACCAGCAGCGCCCGACGCCGGCGGAAGGCCAGATATTCAAGAAGGGCTTTGTCCGGAACTTTAGCATGGCCGACACGCTGGCGAAGATGGCAGAGCGCGACAACAAGGGACAGACGGTTTGGAAGTACAAACGGCTCATACTCACTGCGGATACGGCTTTCAAGGAGAAAGAGGAGAACGATTACAGCGTTGTCTTCGCCATTGGAGAGCGTGCCGAAGGGTACGACGTTCTTGACCGCTGGAAAGACAAGGCTGGCTACCCCGAGTTGAAGCTGCGCGTCAAGGCCATGAACGCAAAATGGCACCCGCAAGCCTTCTTGATCGAAGACAAGGCCAGCGGTCAGAGCCTCATCCAAGAGCTACGGCTCGAGTCGTCAATCCCGCTCGTACCCGTCAAGGTAGACACGGACAAGGTGAGCCGCGCCCATGCCGTCGTGCCCACATGGGAGGCTGGCAACGTCCATGTTGACCCGTCGCTACCGTGGGTTGCCGACTTCCTCGATAACATGTACGGCTTCCCGAAGATGGCTCATGACGACGATCCTGACGCCTTCAATCAGGGGATTAACTACCTGCACCATGGTTTCGACGGCCAAGGGGTTGTAGATTATTACGCTCGACAGGCTGCAAAGCTGCTTGCTGAGCAAAAAGAAGGGTAAACTGTTGCAGATGAGGTACAGCCTGTGGCAGAAAAGACACACTCCGAGCCTGAGACGGTAGCCAGCGAAACCTCGCTGGACATCCCCAAGGACATAGGCCGCCGGCTGGACAAGTACGCCGCGGCCCTGGGCGGTGAATACCTCTTCCCGGTTTCCCGGCAACAGGCTTGGGAACGGCTGGCGCGCACGTTCCTACCGAAAGAAGGCGGAGATGCGTAAACTCCTCGGACGTGTTGGATTTGCGGTCTATGTGATGGTCTTCGCGCCCTACGAACTGGCCCGTTTCATTCTGACAGGCCGAAAGGCATGGGAAGATGGCGAGTAAACCTGTGTTTCGCGGCGACAAGGGCGGCGGCAAGATGCTACCCATTGAGCTTGACATGCTGGCCCAGGCAACCGGGCAGCCTCGCTCTCAGGTTGATTCATGGTTTGGCCCCGGCGAACCCATGGACTCTCAAGCGCCCAAAGAGGTTCAAGGGCGGCGCTTTGACTACCCGTTTTCGACCAACTACAATCCGCGACCACGCTCCGAAGCCCACGAAAACGCCATTGACTTCAACACTTTGCGGCGTATGGCAGACCCAACACTGGGCGGCTTAGACATTCTGCGCATGGCTATTGAAACCTGCAAAGACAAGATGGCCGGCCAGAAGTGGCAGATCATGGGGCGCGACGGCAAAGACGGCGGAGACAAGGCCAAGCGCGTTGCCGATCTGCTGGCCGAACCCGACGGCATCCGAGACTTTCTGGCATGGCAGCGCATGATTCTGGAGGATCATTATGTCCTTGACCATCCGGCGATCTTCCTCAAGCCGACAAACAAAGGTATCTTTCTGCCGACACCCATTGCGGGTGAAACGGTCAAGCCGATCATTTGGGTTGACGGCGACATCCCGTTTCCGCCGTTGCCGGCATACCAGCGCTACCTAAAGGGCATGGCGGGGCCGAAGTACACACTTGACGAGATGATCGTTCGGCCATACAACCCGCGCCCGAATCGCATCTACGGCATGGGGCCGGTTGAGCAGAGCATCAACATCATCAACCTGTCACTTCGCCGGATGTTGAACCAGACCGAATACTACACGGACGGCACGATTCCCGATGCGATCCTCGAAGCCCCGGCGGGCATGAACCCCGACCAAGTACTGGACTTTCAAGCCTCATGGGACATCGTACTGACCGGGAACACGGCAATGCGCCGGCATGGCAAGTGGGTTCCGAGCGGTACCAAGTACACTGCCACCAAGCAGCCGGATTTGACTGGCGCGATAGATGAATGGCTGGCAAGACTTGTATGCTGGTGCTTCTCAATTAGCCCTCAGGCGCTCGTGAAGCAAGTCAACAGGGCTACCGCTCAGACGGCCAAGGAAACCGCCCAGGAGGAGGGGCTTGAACCGCGCAAGATGTGGTTCAAGAGCCTCATGGACGCGATTCTTCGCCGCTGCTACAGCGCCCCTGACCTTCAATTTTCATGGCAAGACGAGGAGATCACAGATCCGCTCGTTAAGGCCCAGGTTTTCCAGATTGCACTCGGGGCCGGTGGTTCCAAGCCGTGGATGACACCCGATGAAGTGCGCGATAAGGGCTATGGGATGGACCCGTTCACGGATGAGCAGAATGAAGCAAACTCTCCGCCTCCATCCGCGCCCGCGATACCGCCGGGGAAAACAAACCCTGACGGCAAACCGGGGGCGGTTGACGAGTCGGCCTCCCAGCCACCCCCGGCAATCAAACCCGGCAAGAAAGCGCCCGCGGCCAAAGCTGGCGCGGTTCAAAAAAAAAGCGTTCGGGTACACTGACGCCCATTGACCGTGAGCGGCCAGCCGTAGTCAAGGCCCGCAAAGCTATCAGCGGCATCATGCGGAAGACGTTCACTGCTCAGAAGAAAGCGGCCGTCAAGATTGCGGGCGATCTGCTGGGCAAGGTTGCCAAGGCCACCAACAGCGACCCATTCAAGGGGATCATCAATCAGGCAGCGCTCGAAAAGCTGAGGGGCAACCTCGAAAAAGAGCTTGAAGCTATGGCGCAAGACGGTGCCAGCGAAGGCCTGAATCAGGTCGCCTACCTCATCTCTGACGAAGGATCACTCGACGCCATGCTGTCACAGGCCAATGACCGCGCTACCGAGTGGGCAGCCGATCATGCCGCTGAACTGGTGACGCAAATCAACGACACCACGATGGAAGGCCTGAGTACGCGGGTGCAAATGGCGATAGATAAAGGCTGGACGAATGCCCAGCTATCCGACGCCATCGCAGAGTACACCGGCTTCGACGATGCCCGCGCTGACCTGATAGCCACGACAGAGACCGCCTTTGCCGACGTTGCGGGCAATCTTGAGGGCTGGAAAGCCTCTGGCGTTGTCGAGGGCAAGACTTGGATTGAGGGCACACAGAACGTGTGCGAGATCTGCGAGGGCTTGGATAACGTCACGGTTGATCTCGATGGCACGTTTGACTATGACGGCGAGGCAATCGATGGGCCGCCGGGGCACCCGCGCTGTGCGTGCGACCTCGTACCTAAAACCATGACCCAAGAACAGATTGACGCGGCAACAGCGGAGGAATAATGCGCCTTTCCAGTGACAGCACTTGCAGCTACCACATGTGCGATCAAACCGGTCATTCGGTCTGCAAAACCGTTTACTCCTACGTCACGCGCCTAACCGATGCCGTATCTGACTTGCTACAGCATCCCGACTCAGAAATTCCCGACGGCCATGGTCCCGCCCTGCGCGCCATCATGGCCGAAAACCCTGACACTTCCACAACTACCTGATTCGCAAGGAGGAGACCATGCCAGCAGTAGCAACCACAGCAACCATGATCGGGCCGGTAAATGGCGCGGTTCACATCAACGGCGTAATCTACCGGGACGTTGCCGGCGTTTACACCATCCCGTCGCAATATGTCGGCGTGGCAGAGGCCGCCGGCCTTGAGCTATCCCCAACTCGGAGCGCGGCGGTTGGCCCAACAGCAGCCGATATTCCGCCTGGAACCTCCCGCGTCTGGAAGAACACCGGCGACGGCACGGTGAAGCTCTACTACAACGACGCCGGAACCATGAAGAGTACCGCGCTGTCTTAAATTCCACTTCGCCGCCGCCTATCACGATTTTTGAGCGCCCATCGCTCATATAATCGGAACACGCGAGTCTCACAACCTGAAATTTATTTAGCCCCGCTGAATCTGGCGGGGTTTTTCCTTGCCCTTTTCGTTCTACACTGCGTCTGTTTAACCACAAGCTGTTGGGAGAATGGGACACATGGCAAAGGCTCGGATGTTCGGCCAGATCACCAAGGTTGAGGACATGGGCGACGGAACCCGCATGGTTTCCGGCATTGCCAGCACCCCGCACCCCGCCGACGACTGCGAGGGCGAATCCTTCACGGGCGACTGTATGCGCGGGGCAATCCCCGAGTACATGAAAAAGAGCCGGGCGGTTCGCGAGATGCACCAGCCGATTGCAGCCGGAACCACCAAAGAGCTTTATGTGGACGACGACGACATAACGCATATCACCGCGCATGTTGTTGACCCGGTTTCCGTCTTGAAGCTCGATACCGGCGTTCTCAAGATGTTCTCCATTGGCGGGAATATCCCTCCGGGTGGGCGTGATTCTGTAAACCGTAAGATCATCAACAAATTGAACTTACGAGAGGTTTCACTGGTGGACGTTGGCGGAAACAGCCGTGCGGACATCCTGGAAATCACCAAGTTGGATGGCGAAATCGAAGAGGAGGCCCAAGTGGCTGAGGAAGTGGAAACAACTACCGCCGCGGAAGTTCCCGCCGTGGAAGCGCCGGTTGATCCGGCTAATCGGCATAGGGGGGAGAGTTTCCTCTCCTCCCCTGCCACACCACCGGACAAGCGGGTCCGCATCCGGCGGTTCGAAAAGTTGAGGCTAGCAGAGTCGAGGGATACCCAAACCATCGGCCCATC